ACCGTCACAAACTCTCTAAGCACCGCTGCCTCAAAAATACATACTATAGAGACCGATCTAAAAGAAAACCAAGATAAGCCTATACCGAGCGATCATGTGCAGAATACAAAGCTATTCGCCCATGAGCGAGAGCTTATGGAGCTGAAAACCCGCATCGCGGTTCTTGAAACCCGGCTCTACGAGGTAACCGCGCGCCGACAATGACGCCCGCCGAGGATTGGACAAAACGATGAGCAGTACACCAACGGCGATTCTGGGGCTCCAGAAGCAAGGGACAGGCGACAATAGTGGCAGTTGGGGCGTTGTGGCAAACACCCAGCTGGACCTTGTAGAAGAGGCCATCGCCGGGACGACCACAGTGTCTCTGGCCAGTGCCGACGTCGTGCTAACGACAACCGATTACGCGGCCAATCAGGCTCGCCCCAGCCACATTCTCGCGAATGGCGCTTTAGCCGCCAGCCGGACGATCACGGTCCCGGCCAAGTCCAAACTTTACTGCATAACGAACTCAACAACACAGACGACGGACTATCAATTCTCGGTGACGATCAAAACGGCTTCCGGCACCGGTGTGACAATCCCGTCTAGCGGTCGTCCAGTTTGGGTTCGATGCGATGGCACAAACGTCGTGGCGGTCAACGGCCTCCCGTTCTGCTCTGTGGGCACGACCACGCACATCTCGTTGGCCGATACCGACAATGCGGCCGCACTGACTTGGGCGGCGGCAGATCAAATCTCAGATCTGTGGGGAATGGCCGACCACGCCAACAATCGCATCACTCCGCCGGCGGGCTGCGAGTTATTTCAAATTACGGTGAATGTGCTGATGAACGAGGTCATTATCCCGACGACGACACAGGCGTCAGTTGGGATTATGTGGCAGAGCGGTTCGCCGGGCTCCACGAACGGGATGCCATATCAGTTGCGCACAACGCAATCGGGCGCTGGCGTCGCGACCAACTATGTTTTCGCGACCGGCTTATTCCACATGCCGAACAAGACTCTCGGGTCCACCGATCGCCTAGATTATTTCACCTTCGAGGCTCAGTTGAATGTCTCGACAGCGTCCGCCCAGGTCAACGCGTTCGAGATCAACGCGGTGGCCCTACGATGACGATGGTCTCGTTGCAGCCCAGGCCAGGCATCTTCACAGATGAGGCGTCGGGGGCGAGCGGTCAGCCGTTCTCCTATGTGGGCGGTAGCCTGGTCCGATTTTATGCGGGGCGGGCGGAGCAGATTGGCGGTTGGATCAAGAAAACCAGCACACCGTTTGCCGGAATGGTCCGCGCGTTGCTCAGCTCGGCGGAGTTGAACGGCACACGCAACCTATTCGCTGGCAGCCACACTGCGCTGGAAGTTCTGCAAGGCGGTGTGATCAATGACATCACGCCAATCTCGGCGGCGGCGGTGGCCCTCGGCGCCGATCCTGTCAGCACCACCAGCGGCGACGCGACAGTAACCATTACCGGAACGCATGGTTTGATCGTTGGCCAGCGGACGGTGCTGGCAGCGGCTTCTGGAGCCGTCGGGGGCCTGACCATCGATGGCACCTGGACGGTGGCCACAGTGCCTGGCGTTGGCAGTTTTACGTTTGAGGCATTGGCCCCCGCCAGCTCTAGCGCAACAGGCGGCGGCGCAAGCATGACCAGCCAGGGGCTGTTGGTGCCAGGTGTGGCCGATGGCACATTCGAGTATGGCTGGGGCGTCGGGGGCTATGGCGAGGGGACCTATGGCACGGCGCGATCGGCGAGTGACATTGTTTTGCAGCCTCGCGTCTGGTCGCTCGAGGCCTATGGCGAGGACGCGATCGCCGCGCCGGGGCAACAGGGGAAAATATACTACTGGGATGCGTCGAGCAGTGTGGGAGTTAGGGCCGCCGCCATTACGGGTGCGCCCAATTGCAATTTTGTTATCGTCAATCCGCAGTCCCGGCACCTAATTGCGTTTGGCGCGGATAACGACCCGATGCTCATTAAATGGGCAGCTCAAGGCACGACGACCACGTGGGCGGCGGCGGCAACGAACGATGCCGGCGATGTCCGGCTGCTCGATGGTTCAGAGGTGCGTGGCGCGGTGCGGACCAAGTCCGAGATTATTGTCTTCACGGATACCGCCGCGTACAGTTTGCGGCATATCGGCGGGGCCTTCGTTTTTCAACTAAGCAAGCTGGCGTCGGTGGCTCCAATCCTGGGCCAGAATGCCGCGATCGCGAATGACACGTTTGTTGCCTGGATGGCCGATGGCCAGTTCCAGGTCAGCGACGGCGTTGTCCGCGCCATCCCGTGCTCGGTGCTGCGACATGTGTTCGACGCGACGCAGGGTCCTGGCATCAATCTGGCGCAGCGCCAGAAAATTCAAGCGTTCTCAAACACCGAATTTGCCGAAGTCGGGTGGTTTTATCCGTCGGCCGCCAGTGACGAAATCGACCGCGTGGTCGTCTGGTCGTATGCCGAAGGCGACAACGTGTGGTGGACTGGCGAGCTATCGCGAACCGCTTACATCGATCGATCTATCGAGGTTTCGCCGTCTGGCGTCGATGCGAGCGGGTTTGTGTACGATCACGAAATGCCCGGCGCCGGAAATGATGGGAACCCGCTGGCCTCTTATATCGAGACCGGCGGCGCTTTCATTGGCGAGGGCGAGGATTTGTACGCGATCCGGCAGGTCTATCCCGATTTCAAAATGGCGAATGCAAATGGGTCCAACGCGCTCAGTTTTCAGCTGTTTTCTCGCATGTATCCTCAAGGGCCGGAGACCTCCGGCGTGGCGAGTGCCGTGATTTCGGATACGGCCACCGTCGATACGCGGATTACCGGCCGCCAGATCCGGTGGAAAATCTCGGCGAACAGCAGCCAGCTGCAATACCGTGTTGGAAAGCTGCGCTATGACGTCGAGTTGTTGGGTGCGTCGCGATGACCGCCGTGCGCTTCCCCGATCCGCCGACGGACCCGGCATTGCTGCCCCTGTGGGCGGCGAACCTGGTCCGCGATCTGAACCAAGCATTCGACGGGACGGCGGAACGAGTAGCCGGTGATTATGTAGTGACATCGACGGCGACGAGCCGAACGCTGCCAGTGGCTACGGCGTCGCTGGCTGACGTTGGGAATGTGTTGGCGACGTTAATCGACGATCTCCAGGGGGGATGATGGAGCGGCTGGACCGGTTGCAAAAAGCTCTCGATTTCGGCGGGAATACTCACTCACTCGGCGACGTGGCCCGCGCGGTGAAAGAGGGTACGGCGGAATGGTGGCGCGGCGAAAACAGCGACATTCTAACGGAATTTTACGAGTACCCGATGTCCGGCCGCGCTTGTCGAGTGTGGCTGGCGAGCGGCGATATGCGGGAGTGCCTCAAAATGTATGACGATATCGAAGCGTGGGCGCGGCGTAACGACGCTGAGCGCATGGAGATCGTGGGCCGGCGCGGGTGGCGGCGGGTGATGGCCAAACGGGGTTTCAACGCGGCTGGTGAGTCGCTGATCAAGGGGTTGAAGACATGAGCAAGGGCGGCACCAAAACCAGCACATCGACGACCGAGATCCCGGAGCCGTATCGGCGCTTTGCCGAGAACCAGTTGGCTGCGGCGGGGACGATGCAAAACCGCCCCTATGTTCGCTATGAGAGCCCCATGGTCGCCGGGTTCAACAGTATCCAGCGCGATGGCATGACCGCCATGCAGAATCTAAAAAAACGAGGATACGGCGGGGGAATCGCGCGCGAGGGCATGGCCGCCACACAGGATTTAAAGCAACGAGGGTACGGTGGGGGAATCGCGCGGGAGGTTGCCGGGTACACCCCAGGATCTATCGCATCGAGCGATTTATCCGCTTATCAGAACCCCTACGAAGACCAGGTGGTCGCGCGCTCTCTCGCCGACATCGACCGGTCGCGCCAGATGGCGATGCAGGGCGTGAATGATCAGGCCGTCTCGGCTGGCGCATTTGGTGGCAGCAGGGCCGGAGTGCAAGCCGGGCTGACGAACGAGGCTTACGGCAAGCAAGCGGCCGACACGGCGGCTCAACTGCGCCAGGCGGGTTACCAAAATGCCCAGACCATGGCCGGCGCGGACATCGCTACCGGATTAAGCGGCGCGCAATTGCGCAACCAAGCCGCGAGCCAACTCCAGCAATCGTCAACGGCGGCAAACGCAGCTGAGCACGCTAGGATCAAGGCTCAGATGCAAGCCGCGGATCAACTCCGGCAATCGTCTGTGGCGGCAGATGCAGCCGAGCAATCCAGAATCAACGCCCAGATGCAAGCCGGCGGAGCATATCAGCAAATGGACCAAAGTGGTCTGGACCTAGCACATAGAGCGTTCTTAGAAGAGATGAATTACCCGATTTCCGCCTTGAGCATAGGCCAATCAATTTTAGGTCAGACACCCATGGGGAGCACGACGCGCCAGGCAGTGCCTCGGCAAAGCATGCTGCCAGGGTTGTTGG